ACGCACATATGCTTTAGCAGCCTCAGGATTACGAACAGCCTCAGTTAGTAACTGAACAACATCATTTGCATCTGGAGGAGGCATTGGGCTACGTTGAATTTTCTTTATGATAAAGTCTACGTGCTGAGCTAATGGTACTTCTCCGGTTCCATGCTGCGGTGCTCTTTCAGGCAACTTACGCTGAAGCCCCTCTACTACATCTCCTACCGGATTAACCATACCTTTGCCTGCGCCTTGTCCAACCTGAGCTAACTTGGTCAAAATTACATCTTGCCTGTTGCTGATTTTTTTAAGCGAAAGTAAAAGAGAAGCTAGTTTCTTAGTCTCCCACCCAGTAACCTTTGATAATTGTTCAATACTAAATTTCTTTGACATTTGTTTCTCCTGTTAACCTGGGTAATTAGCTGCCCAGTCCATATTGTCTGACTTAGTAGTATCAATTTCTTCGTTCGGCAAAAATCCTCGATCCCTGCGCAGCTGATAGCCCATATCGGCTAACAGCTGTAAAGTCTCAGCTTGTTCACGAACAGTTAAGTTGTAAGCTTTAACCTGCTTTGCAAAAACATCCTCGATGTCGTGACCAGCAGAAACCATTCCATTAATACAAGTACGAGCAATTCGGGAAAGCAAAATCGGAACCGTAATTACTATTCCACTGATCCCAGTAATCTTTTGCGCTTCTTTAACAAAACCTTCATCTTCGCCCGATGCCTTCTTCTTTTTCTTGGGACGTTTATTACTGTTAACTCTCTCAAGACGCTCCTCTAACCTATCGATACCATTATGGATTTCGTCGCGAGCTTTTTCAATTTGTGCAATATCTAGCTCGTCTTTTAAATCGGAACGAACTGCACGAGAAATAGCCTTATCTAGAGCTTGTAAAAATGAGGTGGCACGCTCTAATCCAGAAGTCTCTGTACCATTGTGTCCAGGTACAGACTGAAACATCTTAGAGAGCCAGGGCATAAAGTTACCAACTCCTCCCCAATCCCACATATCACGCTCTTCCGGAACTTGTACGTCATCTTCCTCTACCTCAACGTCCTCAAGCTCCTCAGCTTCATCTGCGCCGGGCACATTAGGTAAGGTAAACGCGAACTCTTTAGGCTCTTCGCCATCAACTGCAATCATTACTTTGCCGACCAAGTCGTCTGCGGCATAACCCTCATCCTCGTCCTCGTCTTCTTCGACTACCAACTCTTCGGGATCGTCTGCCATTAATACATCCTCATCTTCCTCGACACTAAAACCTTCCCATGCAGGAGGGGCTTCTATTTGAGCTGCTTTATTTAAAGTCATTTTTATCCTTCCAGCGCTCCAAAATTAATGAAATGTCACCCACTAATGGTGAAGTGGTAGCCTTCTTTATTAATGATGCATTATTAGCATAGTCCAGCGCAAAATCTACCAATAATTCTTGTATTTTATCAGGTAACGAGTTAAATTCAACATCTAAACCCTGAAGATAAGCGGCGAACTTCTCCATATCTTCAGATTCCTCACTACCTTGTAAAGAATATACTCCGTAATAAAGATTGCGACTTATGTTCTCATCCCCATACCAACCTAATGGATAAGAATACAATCCATCCATTGTTGTATTACCATACATTCTCGAATAAGAGGGGCTACCTATTAAAGCACTATCTTGTGAGATGCCAGGAGCATTGCCTCCCCAATTACATTCAACCACATTCTTATCATCAAAAATTTTGCCAGCATATGCACAACGCTTTTCAGGATTTTCCCAGATTAACAAACGCGCATTGGCTAGTGCTATATCGTGCTTCTCTTGTTTGCTTGCCTTCTCGCCTAGCATTTTTAATGGTGCCATCTTGGTGATAACCTCTCCAGCATTTTTACAGCCATGAGGAATTTTTATACCGAACGGACATTTATCCGAAGAGTTGTCACGAAGCACTGCTAATTTTACTCTTTTACTCATTTGGCTTCACCTCAAAACCTCTTAATAACATTCTTGCCATTTTCTTTCTTCGTTGACGACGCTCTCGTTTCTTTCTATACTCGGGGATGCTGATAGGTTTTCCGTGATATGGCGACTCACCTGGAGCATAATCAAAGTTCTTGCGCCACACTCCCAATGGTCCTAATTCGGGTGGAGATCGAGGACACACATCTTCGGTCTTCTGCTTTTTACGCTTTTTGTTGCGTTTCTTTGGCATCACACCCTTTCCAATTTTCCTATAACTTCTTTTGCCATTTCCTGGCTAATATGAATTTTCTTCCACAAACCCAGTTTATCTAACAATTTAACCGTCAAACCCTTATCACACCTATATGCCTCCAATAATTTCTTGGTTACATATTGAGTCTTGGCTTTGTTGATTTCATCAGGATGACGCTTTATAAAGTGTACGATTTCGTCGTCTAAATCAAAACCCAACTTGGAGCCTAAATAAACTGTTCTTATTATCCGTTTGGGATCATCACGTAAGGTAATTGCTGCGGGTAAACAGGTTCGAATTGTTTTACGCTTAATGTCTCGCAAGCCCATTCCAGTAGGATCTTTAATAGTATGCAGATCCATGCTCATTAATAGGGCGTTAACGGTAAAATCTCTACTGTATAACTCTTGCAACATAGGGGTAGGATTACGCAACCCCGCTCGCTTCAACCTCTGGTCGATATCAGGAGATCGGAAGTTGGAAGAGAAGTCTAGCTTGATGCCGTCAATTTCTATTTGTGAATGCCCGTCAGGGAACGCCATATAATGTCCACGCTCTCCCAGACGCTTAGCTGTCTCCCGAGCTAAAACGTATATACTATCGTCTCCAGTGGTTATATCTAAATCAGCTACATTTTCCAAACGACCCATTACTTTATCACGAGGCGCACCTCCAACGACGAAAGGAGTAGGTAGTTTTTGCTCCTTCGCAATCTGTGCGATTAAAGATAATAGATCATTTACCTTCATATTACCATTCATCATAGTCATAGTCTAGTTTATTTAGCTCATCAGAAGCCATGCCGCGAATTTGCGGTGGAGTATTAGGATGCTTACTTATTATGGACAATATCCGAGCACTCTCGTCTTTCCTGGCACCCCGACCAAGCTGGTCCTTAATAATTAAAAATAACTTCTTTAAAGTCTCAGGTGTAATTTCTTTGTATGGCAATTCCATCAATCGCAAAGCATTTAATATACACTTATTAATCTCATTAAAACCCGCGTTTTCATCAATAATCAAATGATGATATTTAGGGCGCACGTATTGCAACAAAAACTGGTGACTTTTAATATTATTGTTCCAAAAAGACATAAACTTATCTAATGGAAATGTACCCCGCTTGATTTCATATATAGGATGTGGCGGTGAGGTGGCAGCATCGTTATCCATTATTGTTGATAATTTTTTATATGCTGGAATTTTCTCTGGAAGTATATCTTTATCATTAGCTAAATATGCGTTCACCTCTCCTTTTTTTCCATAATGCCTAAATGCTATTTTATAATAAGGATCCTTTCCTTTTTTTGTTTTATCAATCAAAAAATAAAATCGCGAATTGATCGATGATGCTTCCGTATAAAAAGCTTCATCATCAGAAGTTATACACCACCGTGTACCAGCACCATACTTTTGAACTGCACGTTTTGTTTTTGGTTTTAATAAAAGATACCTATCATCTTCGTATAATTTCTCAACTTCTGCTTGGGAAATTTGAATACTTTCTTCCCGTTTTGAAGGTCCAGAATGCTGAGCTAATTCTTGCAATTCTTTTAAGTCCGTATATTTATTGATATCCTTTTTTGCCAATTTCTTCGAGTTGTTATTAAAAAACTTAATTGCTGATACGATTTCATCTACGTTATGTCCTTGTAATAACTGTTGAGTCATCCAAGGAACATATTTTTTAGATTTAGACGGATCTGCATTAACAAACTGATCAATAAAGACGGATATTTTAGGGTATTTAGTTTTTAAACTGCTCACCCTGCCGGCTAAACAATACATTTCAAAAAAACTAGCTAATTTATAAATACTATGTATCATTTACCGAACTTCTCGCGGACCAACCGGGGTAGGAGGAGTCTCAATTTCCGCTGGAGCTGCCATTTCCGCACCCGGTCCTGCAGGTACTGCAGGAGCCGCAGGAGCTTCTCCAGGAGCTGCTTCACCAGGAGTTCCCTCGGGCACTGGTCCTGCTCGCAGAGCTGCTTGCTCTTCTTTCCTGGTTTCTTGTGAGTTTAGTTTAGATTGAATGGAGCCTCCACCCTCGCCAGCGCCGCGGAGTCTAGCTAAAATGTCTTCAACTCTAGTGAGAATGTACTGATTTGAATCATAAGCTTTATTAATCGCTTCAGATAAGTTGGAGAAATAAGAGGAAATTCCCAACTGCTGCATCATTAAATCTACTACTGTAAGCTGTCGTGTTGTCTCACGAATTCGATATGCCTGCGCTAATCCGTCCAATTTTTTGATTAAATCATTAATAGTAACATTCTTGAGAGCTTCCTCAATATCTCTATCCGCCACGTCTGCTTTTAAAGCTTTTTGTTCTGGTGTTTCTGGAGCTGGAGCTGCGTCAGGAGCTTCCAAGTCTGGTTCTATTTGTGCCTGGACTTTCAAACTACTTTGAGTCTGTAGGTCCTCTTTTTCGGGCTCAGTTTCACCAGTCATATTGCGCACAAAATCTTGCATTGCTAAGTGTTCATCGCCAGGTTTGGCAGGCTCAGCGGCAGGTGTTTCTGCTCCCGGCATTCCCAAATCACCCATACCTCCCAACGGATCTCCAGCAAGTGGATCGCCACCCGGAGGTGCTAAAGGATCTCCGCCAAGTGGTGGCGGTGCGGGTTGAGCAATTTTACGCACTAAATCTGCAGATTTGGACATATTTTGAGCTTCAAGCTTGTTGGCTTCTTTGTAGATTAAATCTTCTAGCAAAACAGACTTAGCGTTCACCGGCATAGCCACTTGCACTTTACGCTTAATATCATGTAAAACTGATAACCACCGCTCATACTCTGGTCCCAACATTTTTCTAAACGACTCTAAGTTGTTCATGAAAATTCTCTCAGCTGCCGTTAAACGAGCAATTAATTTCTTCTTTACATCATCCTGAGCCGCACGTATGTCAGAAACTCTTTGCGATTCTTGCTCCGAAGCCTGTTCCTGACGGCGAACAGTATAATCTTCTTCTACCGATTCTGGAACTCTCGGAGGAACGCCAGGAAGCTGGGCTCGCAGGCTATGAGTGGGGAGTACGGCTCCTTCTCCTATTTCAAGGTATCTTGGTAAACCTGCAATTTTATATTTAAGATGATTGTTACCTTGATAAAAAGATAACCAGTGTTGAAAGTCTAATCTGTCCATGGTTTTCCACTTTTTGGTTACAAGATTGAGAGATGTCCCTAAATCGATTTGCCTCTTCTGAGCTAAAGCATATATCTCACGCATGGTTTGAATCCACTGCTTCATAGTGTGTGGGTTCTCAATAAAAATATTACCATACCCTTGAGGATATGCCGTTTTCTTCATAGGTGTCTCAGACTGCTCCATAGCTGCCGAAACTGCACTATAAAATTTGAATATATTATATATCGGTTTAATTTCGCGATTAGAATAAACTATGTGAGATATTTTGGAGACATCGCCAGCATTAAGAGTTTTTCCCGCCAAATCGTTAGCAATGGATCCTACATGCGCGGAAATTAAAAAGAAATCATTAAAATCCTTATCATTATCCACCCCCAAAGCAGCCATCAAACTGGCATCATTGTGCAGCAATCTAGCCATGTCTTCTGGAAGATTTTTGTACTTGGATATTTTATCTTTAAGGTACTGAGACATTAATCTTCCTCCTCATCATCCTTCTTAGATATTTTTTCATGTAGCAGTTTTACTTCAGCTAATCGTTTTTCCTGAGGAATTGTGCGTAATTCTTCTGGCAAATCCATTCCCTCTATTTTTTCACCAAAACGCTCAATAAACAAAAAAGCAGACTCAGGATCTATTTCTGCCAAAGTTTCTCTTACAGCATCTTGCATTGATGCTACATATTGATCCATCACCTGAATGGTAACATTATGTTGAATAATTTGATCCGGACGGTTGTTAACCATCTTGTCATACTTTTCAAACATATTACCTATAGTCTCCATCCACTTAATAAGAACATAGTCAGGCTTGAAATTCTCGGGATTTTGTTGTATTTTATCAAAAACCTGCTCTATCCGCTGCCGACCAATGACGCACATTTCTCCAAGATATTTATAAATATTAATCTCATTATTGCCAAGCTCCTCGGCAACCTCTTGGATACGCTCTTGGTACATCTTGTTGTTCTTAAGAGAGGCAGATACTACTTTTTGTATTTTTTGCCCAGTTTTGGCTGCAAGAATGTCCTGCTCAATCTCTTTGTACAGATCAAGATGTCCCTCAAGAAAATCCTTCAGAATCTTAGTGGATAATCTAAGGTGGGTTTGCTCCTTTTCGGAATATTTTATTTTCAGCCAGTCGCTGATATCTTTCGGCTGCACTCCATGAGTCAGCTTGCTAATAATTTCATCACAATCTGGATGTTCGAGAATCTTGGAAAAGTCGGCAGTCATATGAACTAGCTCCTGCCATTCAAGACCTCTTCTCTGGTGCTGAAATTCATGTGCTCAGGCGCGCGGAAGCCAAGTTGCTGAGTTTGGTTTTCAACAGCAGAACCTGGCACTTTATTACCCTTCGCCGTGGTATAGCCAGCATTATAATTAAATATCTTCTTTGTTACTGGGCACTGATACACATTGTCACCAATGCGCATTAACTGAACGCCTGGCATATCAGGAGAGTAGCGGGTACTTAATGAGGTTTCGAGAGGTCTATATTGCTTAACTTTCTTATCTAGAGCCTGCTTGGCATCTTCAACGCCAATCTCCTCATTATGTTGTTCTCTAGCTTTTGTGTATGCTTCTTCAAGCGCTTGATCACGATATTTCTGACGTTGTTTTTCAACCTCAGTATCTTGCGCTGATTTAAAATTGGCTATTGAGTTTTTTTTTGATCCAATAGTTAGTAGTAATTCATCCATTACAGATGCCTGCTTACGTAACAGGTCGTCACCGCTGTTATCAAAAGCAGTAGCTACTTCTGCCATTTCGTCTAGCCGGTCGGAAGTAATGATGGGCTCCAGATCGTCCGTCTCATCTGCTGCCATCTTGAGTATACAAGCGCAACTTGCAAGAGCATCAGCAACCCGCAATAAAACTTCATTACCGCCCTTTTCGGCAGTAACCATTAGTTCACCATCGGGATTGGTTAGTTTCTTAGATAATTCATTAAGTAAAGTCGTAACTCTCATTGATCACCCTTTACAGTCCTAAAAGAATCTTAGCGTTCATGAAGCCGCCTGCCGGCTCGGTCTTCTCTTCGTTTTGACGATACTTGGCATGTGCTACGCCGTTCTCGTCAATGTAAACCTTATCCGGCGGTAGGAAGGTCTGCTCACAAACCTCATTGCCGTCTGATAATTTGATAGTCTTTACACGGCGGGTTGCTTTCTTATTACCTGACAATGCCGCATGATAAATGGCAAATGCGTGGTGATAAGCCGTCTTATCGCCAGTTTCAGTAATGGCTCCCAACACCTCTCCAGCTCTAGCAAAGTCCTGACATTCACACGCCTGCTTAACTTTCTCAATGAGATGTCCAGGCTTCCCCAGATCAAATCCCAAACCAACCGCTCGGGCAGTTCCGTCAACTTGACCCACACCATCAATTCCATCCTTACTGAATTCAGCTGGTTGACCACAAGCTACGATAACAGTAGGATAGGTGGGTAATGATTTTTCAATCTTTACGGGAACCTTGAACCCAGTATTCTTCAAAGCTACTGCGTAGATTATGTGACTTTCCGACACATCTGCTACATTGATCTGAAAATCAGAGTAACCAAAGCCATTTAAAGCCTGATTAATCATCTTGCGTCCGGCATCTGCAGTTTTCGTTCCGAATACAAATTCCGCCGTGCCTGCAGCCGTACTTAAATGTTTCGCAAATGATTGAACCTCGGGGCTCTTTGCTATCTCAAGCTCATGTCCGGGCGCTCCTTGCGGTTCCATTACCTGTTGCAAAATGGCATTAGGATCATGAGAAGCTGGAGTTCCAGCACGTAAACCTGCCATTAATACAATCTTCTCCACCTCAGAGGTGGGTTCCGTTGTCCCATATTTGGCACTATTGATTATGTCTAAAATCTGCTTAACATCCACGCGGAGCTTCTGCCCCGCAGTCTTAACAATATAGTCAGCAAGAGTTTTTTCGGTCAGCCTAGTAAAGCCTTCTTGAGTAACAAAAGAATTAGGTAACAAAGCTTTATTAGCGCTTACTTCCACGGGCACAAGTACATGACTTCGTCCCTTAGGAGTCTCATAAACTACTTCGCACAGTATGGCATCCTCGTTCCCCGCAACCGTCTTAACCTTAGGATTGCCAGGTAAAACTCGTTTACAATTAGCTTCTGCAATTTTGGCAACATCCTTAGAATAAGGCTTATATTCCGCCTCTTTATCGAACACTGCTTCTAATGCGCTAACTAACATCTTATCCGAATGTTCGTACATATCGGTTTTAGGTTCTGGATTGATGGGTATGCGTTCCGGAGCTTCAGCTTTTTTACCCAACTCCGACTCAAGAAATGAGCCGCAAGATGTATTATTAGTATACAACCTGTGATATACATCTCGCAATTCAGCACGCGTAATAAGGGTGCCGCCATTTTGAACCCGATTAGTCAGGAACGATGCCATCTGGATGATCGTCTGATCTTGTGGGTAATTAGCTACCGCTTTGGTTAACCGGGTGGCTAATTGAGCAGTAAAGAACTTATCACCTTCAGCTAGTTTTGTTCTTAGCTCAGATACTAAATTTTTCAAATTAGTAATGTTATGCGTCATGTATTACTCTCTCAGCTCGGGGTGTTCCCTTAACAGTTCAGATCGATCATGTTCCGACAATTCGTCTAACATATTTTTACGGAAAGACGAATCTGCCGCAAGTTTCCGGGGTAAACTTTCGCAAATTATATGGGCATCTTCCTTTGGCACACCAATCTTGTCCAATCCAATAGCTGTTACAGATGCGCCTTTATAAAACACATTAACTACTGAGTTGGTTTTGTCGGTACATGCTTCCCATCCAGCTTTCGACTCTTTGGGACCAGCAGTTTGCTCATACATGGCTACAATTACGTCGCCATCATCAGTTTTCTGGACTTGCCATAATCCATCAATATCGTCACTATCCATAAAACGTACAACATCGAACGCTACTTTGACCAACTTATGCTTCACATCTTCATAACGATAATGTTTGGGTCGCGATAATGTACCACCCAGCGCTGCATAATCAAGTGAAAATTTATCCATGCTTGTCTCCAAAAATACACGAAAGCTCATTCTGAATATGAAATAAATAGTAGAAATATCCTGTGGATAAAAAGAAAAGCCGCCGGAATCCCAGCGGCTTTTTACTAACCTTCTAACCAATCACCCCTCTGTAGTCTTTCGGAACACCTTCTTCTTAGCCCCAGATATCACTACTTCAGTTATCCCTAACTTCTGCTCTATCTCCTCTTGGCTGCTCGCCTTTCACGTCTATATTCGTTCATGCATGGTTTGCACCAGCTATTATACCCGCTCCTGGTCTTGGCATGCTTAATAAACTGATCATATGACTTTATATCGTGACAGCGAACACATTCTTGATCTGTGTCGCCTACATAAGGCTTTTTAGGCTTACTTCTTTTAACTGGATATTGTCCCATCTTTTGCTGCAACAACGATTTCTTACGATGACACATTGCACAAATAACTTGACATTTTTCTAATTCCTTCAATAATATTTCGGTTTTATAATTTTTAAGTTGACAAATGTCTTTAAATTTAGTTTTGGAATCAATATGATCAAATTGCATATTGTATTCTTCTCTTTGTACGCCACAATAAGCACATGGTGTCTGTTTTGCTTCCTTAATTATTTCAAAATTTCTATTAACAGTGTTAGTATATAAAGATTTATCACGTCTTTTTTGACGCATATAAGTTCTCTTATTGTGGCAGAGCAAACAAACTAGCTCGCATTTTTCTATCTCTTTTAATATAACTTCTTTAGAAGTGTTATCTAAAATCATCCTAGATACCGGTTTAATTTTATCTCTTAAATGATCATAATCCATACACTTGGGCTCATACACTACTCCGCAATCTGCACATGGCTTGTTGGCTTTAATAGCGCGGATCCACATAACCCTATCTTTGCGATTCTGACTGTACTCGCTAATGCCGTGTTGTTTTACGTACTCTTCATTTCTTTTTTTTGAAAACTTAATACAACAATCACGACATATAGTAGAATGTCCAGTCTTGGCTGTAACTGATTTGTTAAAACAATCTATCGGCTTCTCTACCCTGCAACAGGTACATTTAAGTATCCCGTTGGTAGGAAGAATTGGTATAGCTGCTTTATATTTCTCCCTATATCTGTTACAACATTGCTTACAAAATGCTTGGAACCCATCGAGTAACTGAGCATTCTTCGAAAAACATGACGTGTCCTTAATCTCTTTACATTTGGTACAATATTTCATCAATAGATGTCGTCATCACTCTGTAATTCCTGTATTCTGCGGAATATGTCCTGTATTTCCTGGTCTTGCTCTGCAATCTTTTGTATTTTCTTTCTAGCGCCGCCGTATATTTTCTTACCATTACGATAATCACAATTTCCATTAATAGATTTCGTAATGCTGCTTTGATTTACATTAAGCTTTTTAGCAATTTCGGTTTGAGTGAAGCCTTGGGCATACAAATGGATGACCTCACTTTGCCGAGCTGTCAGCTGAGTATTAACAATTCTCCAGAAGGCAACTTTAAGGCTATCTTTAAGATTCAATAATTCTTCATTATAGCCCCAGGGGTTTAATTGAGCGCTGATACCTTCAGAGTCAGCGACTTCTGTCAGCATTTCTGGTGAGCAAGGAGATTCAACTAAAACCCATTGATACTTATCACTTCGATTCTTTGACCGATCAACCATTAATCTCCTGATAAAAATAAATAGTTCTTAATCTAATATATCACCTTGTATGCTACTAAGGTCATAACCTGCTTTTACCAGTTCATCGGGGTCTTTTTCGGTTTTGTTAGCCCAATTAAAATTACGTATATTAACTATTTTTTTATACCTGTGGATGAGAATTTCAGCAGATTTTTGTCCAGATTTATCGTTATCTAGCAACAAATAGATGGTGTCAGTATATCTCATTAATAGGTAAAGTTGGAATTTAGTTAAAGAAATTCCTCCCAAAGCTACCACATTTTTAAAACCATAACGATGACAAGTAATACAATCAAATTGTCCTTCCACAACCACAGCATATCCTTGTTCCAAAATACTATGCTTGGCTTTATAGAGTCCAAATAGATTTAATGACTTTTGGAATTTGGTGTTTTTATATTTAGATATATTTTTAGACTCCCTGTCCGCCTCTGATAATAAGGATCTTCCAACCATGGCAATGATATCGCCATTTAGATTACGATAAGGCATAACCAGATTATGGTCGCCCAAAATACTAAATGATGTAGCATAGGGGATGCCGCTATCACACACGTACTTTTTGTAAAACAACCCCAAATCAAATAATAAATCTTCATCCAAATATTCCGTAAATAAATGTAATTGTTCATTGTTTGGAAAGTATCCGAAACTAAAACCGTTACAATGATAAGATGGTACTCTAGTTTTTATGTAATTTCGAACAACTTCTGCATCTGGGCTGTATTTTAATAAAGAGCTGCAAACGCTCATAACTTCAGCGAACACTTCAGATTTATATAAAATCCGCTTAGATAGGGATTGGATATTCATCTACTCGTTAGAAAACTTTGTACAAATGCCGGAGTTAGAAAATCCATATGCCTCTGACAGCTAGAGCAATAAACTTGCTTACCCTTTTTAATGGGGGGAGCTACTGCACCACAAAATCGACATTCAACTGAAAAAGCTTTTGACGGTGGGGGTGCTTTCTTAGTTTGTCCCAAAGACTTCATTTGAGTCTTAGTAAAATTTGTAACACTCTTGATTATTTTGCCACACTCGGTACAAATAACTTCATCAGTATTTGTATCCAGCATCGGCTCCATGTTTTGAAAACATCCTTTATTATCGCAACAAATTAAAAATCCCATTATTTCTCCTGATTTTCCAGTAACTCTACTAACGAAGTAGTATCACTTGGGTAATTAATATTAATGGTGAATAAATGATCACCGAGACCTCGGGAACCATAACCGCTAGCCTTAATAGTATTACCATTTTTTATGCCTGCCCGTATATTTAAGGTAAGATCTCCTTTAACAGTTCTTACTTTTCTCTTAACACCTTTTAAAGCTTCTAGTAGAGATAAATCTATAGTAGATAACACATCGCGTCCTGATTCGTTTAAAACCATATCAGAATCTGAATCAACACTAACACTTATAATAACATCAGATATAAAATTTCCTTCGAAATTGCCAGCGTTAGCTAGCCTGACATGATCTCCGTTATGCAGCCCGCCGGGAACAGTTACCCTGTGAGTAACTTGTTCAGGAATTCCACCACCTGAGCACGCCGTACAGGAATGTGATTTCCTACCAGAGCCATTACATTTATCACACTGAGTTACAAATTGAAACCGAGAATTAGCACTCTGGTGAACTGACTGATTTACTCCTCTGCCATTGCACTTATCACATTTTCCCACCTCCAAAATCGAACCCATACCATTGCAGGAGGAGCATTTGTTATGACGTGTGAAGTTAATGTCTTTACTACATCCTAAAACAGATTCTTTGAATGATATTTTTAAATCAGCTCGTGGCGGTGGTTTAGGTTGGCGACGAAAATTCCTGAAACCCATTGGAATATTAACCCAATCAGGCATATCCCCGTGCCATCCGGAAGGCATATTAGGAATGCTGGGCGGAGGATTCTTTATAGTTTGTGCTGCCTCATTAATCTTTTTAAATTTAGCTTCTGATTCTTTTTCATTATCTTTATTTAAATCGGGATGATACTGAGCAGCCAACTTCCGAAACGCTTTATTAACATCTTCGGAAGAGGCAGATTCCTCTAACCCCAGAGTATCGTAAGCTTCATGCAGATTCATTTTTCTTTAAAGCCTCGACTGAAGGACTGGCTCGACTCCATACTTTTCATAGAGCTTCTGAATTTGCTTGGTGAACTTGCCTGTATATTTGGGAACCTTCTGTTTGCCCGCCACAGCTTTGACCAACTTGTTATAAGAGGATTTCATCAGCTTGGGTGCTTTAAGTTTTTCGGTGGGGTGAATATAATTTTCTCTTTTGTTCAACAAATAGTCAGCAAGTTGTCTAAGAAAATCTGGAGCATCAGAAAAGTCTATACTATTACGTACTAAATTGTTTTCTATTACGCCAGTAATTCTATTACATGTATTGCACAAAACACCACGGACAAGTCCACTGCCATAATGTCTTTTTGAATGATAATGATCTAATGTAGGCATTACCACATCCCGGCTGCAAAGCGGGCACTTGCCATTTTGTTTTTCTAATAAAGAATCTCTTATAAATTTAACTTGCGAGTAAAATAATTGATAATATCCGTCCAATTCATACAGCTCTGTTCTTCCAGCAAACCAAATATCTCTAGGTAAATAGAACCTTTTGTGCTTATTTTCCCGTTTGTAATCACGCTCTAAAATAGCTGATTTTAAATTTGTAGTATGGACTTCATCCAACACTTCAAACTCAAAATCTAAATATCTTTTATCCTTATATCTTTTGTATGGTGTAATTGAGGTGATGCCAACTTTAATAAATAATATACCTGATGGTTTATGCGTAACCTTTAATTTGTAGAAGGTGCCAGAATCAGATCCTTTTTCGGGGCGCGTAGTATAGTAAGCCACTCTATTAACAGCTTCTTCTTGCTCACTTTTTATACAACCAGGACATACCTTTTCTTGTCCACGAACTAGACATTTTGCTTGTTTTAAAAACTCTCCATGCTCAGAACAACTAACCACAACATCATCAAGATATGTTCTGTATTTAGTTTTTGAAAAATCTAACAAAGGGTGTCTTTTTTTTGCTCTAGATAAAAAATCATCAGCGTTAAGCCTATTACCATTACACTCCGGGCAACTGTTTATTGATGTGGTTAAAAATCTTGAGGGACCAGCGGAAAATAGACAATCGTGTTTTTTACATCTGATTATTACTTTATGATAGCTGTCAACGTATTTAGTTTGACTATAATCAAATTGTCCTGGATATCTTGCCTCGGCTAAAGAAATCCATTGCTGATGAGTATATTTACCTGCCACACATAATCATATAACACCTAAAAAGAAAAGGGCGGCCCGAAAGCCGCCCTTTTCAATTATTGATTAGCTTATTATTTATTAAGCTCCCGACTCGTCCACTGCAGGAAAGTCGTAATCGTCAGTTGCGTTTGCAACTGAAGCTGTGGCAACGGTACCGCTGCGTGATTTACTCTTCGCATCAATAGCTGCGATACGCTCGTTGACCTGTTCAACGGTTGGAGGAGTACACTTACGCTTTAGCTCCTCAAGGTCTGCCTGCGACTTGATTTCCAAATCGGCAGGAGTAAGAGGTTTAGGCTGCTTAGGAGTTACAGTGTAGTAACCCGTCGGTCCGCCCTTCTTGTCTACCTTGATATCAACATCGTACTGAGAAGGGTCTCCCCAATCCTCGTCACGTGTCAGAGCCTGGATGCCCTTAAAAATGGACACACCCAAATCCAGAATCTTATAGCTCTGAGTGGATCGATCAATGATACCAATTAACCAACGCCTCTTTGGCTTGAAGCCACGCTCCATCAAAGGATCGCTACCGTGATAAATGCTCGACAGCACGCGCTCACCATACCCAGGATCGTTCGGGTCGGTCTTATACCTATGCATCAGGTACTCGTGCGGTTTAGTTAGGATTCTAATCGTGTTAGAACCTGCGTCGAGTCTCATGAAAAGATCCCGACGTGATTGATTAGGAGAAACTGTTTGGGTTTCAACCTCGTCCCATGATACCATTCCGTATTTATTATTACTCATTTTGTTTCCTCTTTTTTCGCTATTTGTTATACGACTTATTTTCTATGTCTAGAATTCGTGCCCAAGGTATGCGTTTATGAAATATCTTTACATTATTGCTTTTTTTGGCGTGTTCTAAAGCACCTGAATAAGAAGTCAATTTATTTTGCGTTTGTAGATTGGTTTCGTACCCTACTACATCGAGCATCGACGGATCTTCTCTAAGTTTAAGACCTATATAAGTCCGACATTTAGCCTTCACAGTGGGGTCTTCTACCCTTACAAGATATAAGATTTTATTAGCAGAATTCTTACCACCAATTCGTGTATTAGCAAGAGATTCTGCTATCGCTTCCTGCTGTTTAACATCGCCTATTTGCTGCATGTTAATTAGACTCATTCGGTTGAGGAGCCTCGACCTCTACGTCAGCATCATCATTCGACTCCCATCCAGATTTTGAGTTCTTATCTAGAATCTTGTAATCTGAGAGTAGATTGATTCCGCCCGCAGTAATCGCCAGCTCTAATTCAGCAATGGTATCTTCCCCATCAAACAAATGGTTCTTAGATACCTTTGCACGGCTGACGATACCTTTCTTTCTTTTGATCTTATCGCGCATAAAGGTTAAATCGCCCTTGCGAGTCAATTGCACGATAATTGAAGAGAAGAATTCTACCTTCTGCCCACCGGATTCTTTTTGTCCGTGTGAGCCGATATTAGAATAGGTTTGGTTAATTAACAATATAGAAATAGCTTCGTCGTTTGTCTTCTTGTCTTTATATTTTTCCATTAAACGGATAAAACCACGCAGGATTGTTCCGTTTTCTTTGGCAGCGGAAGCAAGCTGTTTGCTATCAGACATGCTTCCCTCATATTTATTATCCTTGCCGTCTTTTTCGGTAACTTCAACTCCTTCGTTTTTGGCAAGCGTGCCGCCAACTGAATCCCAAACAACAAGAATTTTTGCGTCAGGATCCATTTTTTTCGTTTCGTGAATGAAACGTTCTATTCTATCACCACCTTCCAATATCATTTTTGATCTTACTAATAGTAAGTCGTCAGAGCAGCCACCAAAATACTTATCGAATCTGGTGGCGCTAAATTTATTCTCAGCATCCCACAATATCACTACGTAGTCCTGATCTTGCGCGTTCTTCATAAACTGCATAGCGTGGGTACTTTTACCACTATCTGGCTTGCCAGCAATCTGACATATACGCCCAAAAGGTAAACCACGAATTTGGGTCAAAGCCTCCCAAGGAGAATCTTTCCAACACACAAACTGTTCATCCCGATTGGGACGGACGAGAGAACTTCCGGTACTTACCTCTCCCGCTCGTCCTTTATCTTTTCCATAAGATGCTTGTACTTGTTTAAGTAATGTACTAATATCTATTTTATTCTTCTTTTTGGGTGGTCGTCCCATAATTAACTCCATTCATTTTTACCTTTAGCCACTCCTCTGAAGTAATGGTGGGCGTCTTTTAGAAATCCGAACAAATTACGCCATTTATTATAATCGGCTTCTGCTCGGAATTGAACTTTTTTTGCCTTTAGTACTTCTTTATCTTTGGCTGTTTCTTGTTTTAATGCTGCGTCGCTGGTTCTTCCAACCGCTTTTCCTTTATAATAAAAATATTGCTCCGATTCTATTCTCTCGACTTCAGTTTTCTTTTCTTTGGCAAGAAACTCTGCGTCTGATAAAAACTCCGCAAGCTCCCTCTGAGCCTCAAGACAAAGCGCGGCGGTGCTGTCGGCATTTTCCATTTCATATTTCTGTTTATGCGCATCATTGATCTCCAATGATATGGCGCTAATGAGACGCTCCACAACTTCCCCTCGGGTTTCTTCATGCTCTTCTGCCGATTCTTCTTCTTCAGAAGTGGGCGTATCCCAATCTACTTCAGTCATTTTTTATTGACTGACTTTTTCTTCTTCGGCTCGACCTTAGAGCTTATCTTTTGTAATTCGCTTTTTAGCTCGTTTAAAACCTCTTGATGCTCTCTGTACATTTTTCTAACATACTGATGCACCATGATGTTCTGTAAAAATAAAACCACCTCCATGCTAAACTTGCCATCTGGAGGTCGTAAAAATGTTATTAAACCAGACTCGTTGGTTTCAAATAAATTATTAAATAACTCTTTTCCGCTAATATAATGGTTACACATCTCTTGATAATATTTCCACTCATCTTCGGTTAATTCGATCCTTCTATTGGCAATAATACGTAGTGGCATTATGAGCGCCTAATCTTTCCCACTCCTCCTTGACCAACTTCCAATTGCTGCTTAAGCCTATGCATACGATCACCTCTTAAAGCAGGATGTAAATCGGACATGTTTGCATCTAAATCTTGTGATGCTGCGGCTGCTCCGCCAATACTAGCTCGTCTCGGAGGCTTTCCTTGCATGGCAGATAATACCTGCTGTGTATATTCAGGATCCCTAGCTTCCTCTACAAAATCCTCATTGACCTCAATAACAACCCCATCGGTGCCGTAATCTGCCCCGCCGGCAGTTTGAATCTCTTGAACAATCTCGGCATAATCTTCAGGTTTTTTAGGCTGCTTAACTCCTGCTTGTTTAAAGAATTGCTGAATTCGGCTCTCAGGAACCTTTAATGTCCCTGGTGGTTGTCCCGGTTTAGACTGTTTAGGTGTTCCATAAAATTCGTTTACTGGCTCCCCGGTACCAATCTTGCGAAGTTCGTAATTAGACAACAACCATCCGGCAATCCCTTGAGGATCGTTGGGCATTTTTACTAATGCTTCGCCAAGTTCTTTTAATAATTCCTGAGCAGCATCATTCATCATAGCTCCGCCGCACGCAGGACATGTGTTGCATTTAATACTATGCACAAACTCTGGATGAATGGGCGCTTGACATGATATACATTGCATATTAACCTCGGTTACCTTTTAGGTCTAACATAAATTCTGCCTAAATCTGCACATACAGTATATTTACCTACAACTGCCGTGGGCATACTAAATTGTTTTTCTAAAGAAAACAGTTTGTCAAGAAATTCTTCTACATCCTTACAATCCAATTTAGTCTGCTTCTTATCATACGTTTCCCACGTACCCGCTCCAAACTGTTTCGTTGGTTTTTTGTTTGGATTATGTTCCATGTAAGTAATATCATATTTCATACAAAACCATCCTGTACATCGTCATCATCGTCTAGATCGGCATGCCCTCGCTCTACTAATTCGTCTTCTATTTCTTCCAATAAAACATCCCTATCAGCATCTTCTACTTTAGTCTTCTTGCGAGGTCTGCGTACCATAACTTTCTTTGACTCTCTATCAACTGGCAACTGGGGAGCAGGACAACAACGTGCTACGTCCCCAAATATTAATGATATATCACCATCATACCAATTAAGCTCTCCATTTATATATAACCCAATACCAGTATCAAATTTATACTTATTATTAAGAAGCTCGGCAACTCTATTTTGTAAATGCAGCCAGCCATCTGGGAAGCAGGTCATAGTCATTTGATTTCCCCAAGGATCACTTAGGGTTACCTTAGCCATTACCTCGCCTCTTATTTTAGAATCTTCCTTTTTAACCTTGAACTCAAAGAAGTTTTTAACCTCTGCCTGCATCATAGTAACGTGCTTAGTATATTTTCTCTGATCCCTCTCTGACATATCATCGGGCGGTGGTGGATGGATGTTGGGCATCTTTTTGAAGCTGGGGGCTTTTTTAGTAAAAAAGTTGTCATACACCTCAAATTTGTTACCAGTAAGTCCCTCACCAAGATATTCACGCTCCATGGCGTATAATTCTGTTACAGACCACTCACCAATATCTTCTGGCCACGGATACTTAAACTCTCCTCGTTTGTCTTCCGGCTTCTTCATATGCACTTGAATCTTCTTTTTAATATCTGAAGCGTACAAATACATCTGTTTACGGGTTAGATTGAACGAATCCAAACTGCCGCTGGCTGCCAAAGCTTGAATAGCAGGAGCACGAACCTTGCGTCCATCCACTTTAGCTATAAAATCCTCAAAACCAGAGAAGGGTCGCTTAGGCAAAATCTCAGGAATAGCATCCTTTCCCATGTTTTTTAGAGCATCCATCCCAGTCATTAATGTATTATCATCAACAATAGTATAGGTTGTACTGGATGTATTTATGTCCGGCGGTAAAATAGCAACATTAAGTTGTCTAATTTCTTCTTTGATGCGAGTAATATTATCCTTTGCTCCTAAAGAATTTGAATTTACTTCGCTCATAAGGTTGGATACTAAAAATTCCAATGGAAAATGAGCTTTAAGATAAGCGGTGTGGTATCCAATCATAGAATAAAAAATTGCATGAGAGTTACTAGTCAACACGCCATTAGAAAGATAATATTGGTGATCTAGATGTTTCACTTCAAGATCGTAGACACGATGTTTACCTATTGGTTTAACTGATTTTATGTTACTCATATGCCTTACCAATGTAATGGACTCCAGGTGTTGGATTATCTAAAATGCTAAATACTTTATCTAAACAATCTTTATTAAATCCATAATCACTCTTACGATAGGAAAATTGATCGTATGAAACTCTAATTAACATCCATTGGTGTTTAATAATGTGTTCGTCAAGCAATCGATCTTTTTGCTGTATTAGTTTTAACTGATTAATTCTTTGTTCTACGAAATGTAGGATACCATCAAACTCTACGTATACTCTTTTTTTACGATCTGCAAAATCTATTTGTTTTATTTTAGTTTTTGATATAAATGTTTTCGATTTTACCCGTTGGTTTCTTTTAAAACAATAATCTGACCTAATAGATATTTTTGTAAACAATTCAATTTCGGGTTTACTTTGCCATGACGAAATCATCTTCGCAATACATTTATTATAAAAATCCTCCGGATTATTATCCCTCCACTTTTTTAACTGCGCTGCGCGGTTTTCTTGAACATCTTTTCTGGCAGAAGTTCTCTTGGCTGTTTCTGATGCTTTTTTACGCATTACGTCGGAACGATTGACATTAGACATAACTTGCGCCCGACGTTTTCTATCCTCAGGATTAGACATTATTGCTTCACTAACAGCTTTACTCATTTTAACTTTGTACTCGGAAAGGTCATCTCCTCTCTTTTTAGCTTTTGCAAGCCAGTTGCCAGCATCTTTTGCAGCGGAACAATGATTCTGTTTTGAATTTTCACAAATAACAGGACCATATTGTTTATTATATTTTTTTGAATCTCTATTGTGTACACCACGCAGATGACTAGTTAGTTGCAAAGCGTGCCAACCACACAATTTGCAAACAACGAAATCAACGCCATCTTTTAAATTAGAAAACTTTAATTTGCAGCCTGGCACATGAGTATTAGCTTTATCTATATTCCAGAATCGTTTTTGACATCTTTTACAACGATAGTTAGTCCGTCCTTTATTATCTGTTTCAGTGGTAACATTTCTCCATTCTCCACTGTTCTGAATTTGTGATTCATTGTGCATTTTATCCTTTCCCCAGTATCCAACTCTACCTCTACTAAATCTAACTCTCCATTATCGTGATTACAAATTACCTCAATAAATATATCTTCGCCAAATTCTTCATCTCTTGATTTAACAAACTCGCCGGACTTAACTTGTTGGATTGGTTTTGATTCAATAAACTGTCCGTCATAAGTATATATATCAACAGTTTCCAAAAAGTGTAGGCAATGATTAAAACCGTATCCTTGAAATTTATTAACCACTTCTTCCCAAATAGTTTCTCCAAGTTTCTTACCAATTCCATTCTTTATTGCACCTTGAATAAAATCTTCTTTCCACCCTTTTACCTTCTCAGGATTTTTCCCTTTCTCTTTAGTTAGCTTGCGCAAACGATCTGCTTCATGCATAGTCCAACCAGCCACGTCCTGCGCCAAGTACATTAAACATTCTTCATATAAACCAAAACCCAAAGTTGGTCTGAATGCACGTTCCAATGACGTGTGTATTATTTCTACAGGCATTTCGCCATTCTTAGTTTTAACAAAATCTTTACGAATATCACGTGCAGCCGGGCGTGCCAAGCTGTTAATAATAGCTAAGTCCTCAAGATTGGTTGGTTTAACTTTACGACATAAATCAACAGTGCCGCCACTCTTGCCAAGCTGAAAAACACCGAAGGTATTTCCACTAGAAATTAAATCATAAGTTGCTTTATCACACTCATCATAATCTGGCGGATCTGGTGGAGGCTCTTTGCCGTTTGCTTTAATGAGAATGTAGGTATTATCAATTTTATCCAACGTTTCCACAGCTAACGTATCCATTTTCACCAAACCGTTAGCTTCGGCACGATCTTTATCATACTCTATAGCTATATTCCCATCTTTATCACGACGTAGTGGAATTAAACCTGGAAGTGGGCGAGAACCAATCACCAAACCACCCGCATGGGTTGACCACGCCACTGCCTTACCGCCTAAATCCTTAGCAAATTCAGCTAGCTCAGGATATTTTTTAGCGTACTCGCCAAACAGTGGGGCATTTTCTATTGCAGTACTTACGGTTTTTAATTCTGGAGGTATAGCGTCAGCAATTGCCATTCCAACAGCAACTGCCGTCTTACGATCACCACCAAATTCAAATGTACGCGCAATAGCTTTAGCATATGGTTTAGGAGTCATTGTGTTCACATTAGAAACGTGAGCTACATAATCCTCACCATACTTTTCTCTAATATACTTCTGTACCAAATCACGTTTAGACGAGGCGAAGTCGATATCAATGTCGGGAAAGCTGGTTTTCTCTTTATTATGGAAGCGGGCAAAAATTAAACCATACTTTAGTGGGTCGGCAGTATGAATGTCGGTTAAATAACCAATTAGAGATCCTCCAACGGATCCCCTCCCGGGTCCAACTCTAATATTGTTTTCACGACAAAAATCGATATAATCTTCCACAATAAGCATGTACGAACTGAAACCGTGAAATTCAATAACTTCAAACTCTTCTTTAAGACGATCACGATACGGCTTCTGTTGGTCGGCTGGAAATTTTTTATTCAAACCAATTTCACATTTATAACGGAGATATAGTGAATCTTCAGCAATGCCTTCTACTGGGTTTTGTTTAGCCCACTGGAGAAAATTCTTATAATCTTTTTGATCCTTTACCGGAAACTCTGGCAGCTCTTTGCCAGAAGGATTAGAATATTTAGGATCTATCCATTCTGGAAATTCACATTTATCTGCAAAGTAAACGGTGTTGTCCACACACTCTTGTGCAAACTTTTCACCAAACATACGAGTTAATTTGCTGACCACCTCTTCTTCAGACTTCATATAGAAATCAGGAACATCATATTTCAAACGAGCCCCAGATGATAATGGCTGTCCAGACGCGATTGCCAACATAACATCATGAGCTTTGTGTTGTTCTGGTCTTACATAATGGGAATCATTCGCTACGATACACTTTATACCCAATTCATCAGCTAACTTCTTTAGCTGACGATTGGTGAACACCTGATCCACTTCGTTACCATAAAGATTAGATTTACGCCTCATACCATTAGGTTGAAGCTCAATAGCCAGATCGTCCCCAAATATATCATTAAGTTTGCGGGTTTGTGCTTTAGCCTCATCAAAGTTCTTGTCATTTAATAACTGGGCAATAATCCCATTACCACATGCTGTGGTACAAATGAGACCTTCATGATACTTCTTTAATATCTTCCAATCAATTCTAGGAATTGCCTTACGTAAAGAAACAATATAATTATCGAAACCTTCTTTAACTAAAGATAATAAATTCCTGTATCCTTTAGCATTCTTAGCTAAAAGGATGATGTGTCTCAGACGTGCCTCTTTATTTTGCACATCATCAACGAAGTACATTTCGGAACCGGCAATTAACTTTACACCAGTGTCATGGGACAGCTTTAAACAATCCCACAAACCGGCACACGAGCCATGATCGGTCACAGCAATAGCGGGCTGATCTAATTCTTTGGCACGCTTAAAAAGCTCCGACGGCTTAATCAAGCTGTCCATTATTGAAAATGTAGTGTGATTATGGAGACTTACATAATTCATCCAAAATTCCTTCTTTTGATAAGAAGGGTTCCTACTAGGAAGCCTCGACGATCTTCAGCAGTTCAAGAAACTCGTCTCTTATTTTTTCACAACTAGAACCACGAGCATTAATTTTGGTTAACCCAAAAGAAGCTGAGGCGATAAAGGAATCCTTTTTCGCGTAGAACAAGCCAGAATTAATAAAATTAGCCGGAAGTAAAAATCCAGCTTGTCTAAACATATTTAGATGCCCACGGTTGATTGGTTTTTCAACCGTGAACAGCCAAGCTAAAGAGCCGCAACATGATTTAACTACACGACATTCTACCAATTAAGACTCCGTGTCTGACTCTTCTTTCTCTGACTCTTCTTTTCCTGCCAGAGTTCCCATTGATTCTAATAAATAAACACAATAGCGCTTCATAGCTTCATGTCCTTTTATTACATCAGAATAAACTGCGCAGGCATATTTTAATTCTTCTTTTTGATTCTTTAAATCCTCGTCGGCAGTCATATCTTTTTCAGTATTAGTAATGGTCTTAGCGCAGTTAACGATAGTATTGGCTAATTCTTCAGACGAAGATGATTCCGCCTTAGATTTAAACGTATCATCAACCAACTTTTCCATTATCTTGACCCACTTTTTGGGAAATGTTCCGTAATCATCTGACATTGTTCGACTCCTTTATTCTTCGTTTGCTATCCAAGCTAAAACATGACCATGACAAAGTTTAGGTGAGCACCAACAACCAAGAACCTTACCTTTTAATTCTATCTTTATTGATTTTATTTTTTCTGGCTGACCTCTGACCCACTCATCATATTTCTCTACTGCTTCTTTTCTTGATTCTACTTTAAATTCAGCTAAGGTTCCCTCTTTATGTGAGAATGGATTGCCCCATTTGGAAGGTCGTCCAATGTAGACATCATATGGTTTGATCTTGTGTACTACAAGATGCCAAATCTTCATGAACTCGATGTTCATTATTCCACTATTTTAGATTGATCTACCAACCACTGCATAGCATAATCGTTACGCAGCGTAGACACTAACCCTGCTAGCCGCCCGTTTTGAGCAGACTCGACAATGAATTTTTCCACATTAGGAACGCCCATCATCTCCAACCGTTTTTTAACCAGTTGAATAGCTTCCTCATCAGATAATTGTACCTCTGGCTCAGCTAAAGTGATAGAATCCATAACTAAAGCAAACTTAATCTGCTCTTTACCACGTTCATTGAACTTTTCCTTGGCATCATCTTCTAGATCATCCCACTTAACACCTTCTTGTGCGGCAATCTGTTGCGCTTCCATGTTTAGAAGCCACGGTGGGACCTCAAAATCATTATTAGCAATCAACCGGTTCTTGATCTGAGAAGCAACCATCTGATCTCTTTGAGATTTTAACTGCTTTTCTGAAGCTGCCTGAACCTCACCCTTCAATTTATCATAATTTTCGAGGTTTAATCTCTTTGCAAGCTCGTCATCTAATGGGCATGGTTCCTTTTTAGATCCCGAATGCATGGTAACTACTGCAAACATGTCTCCCTCTAAAGGAAATTCACGTTTTTCACCCGCAGTCATGCCGAATAAGTTGTCATCGAACCCACCAGGAAGTTGATTGGTACCAATAACATATACGGCACCCTCTTTTGTTTGCAGCTCCTTCCCCTCAGCGTTCTTCTCATGGATACTAAAGTCCAAAGTGATCTGATCGCCTGGTTGAACAAAGTCGTTCTCACCATATGGACGAACATCGCCCTTCTGCTCACGTAAAGTTTGCAGCATGTTCTCTCGCAACTGATCGATGGTGGTTTCCAGGTGCGGTTCGGGAATCTCCATCTCTTTATATGGAGCCAACTCAAAATCTGGCTTCTTTAAATATATTAATTCACATTGGAACTCGCCAGATTCCAGTTTAACATCCTTAACCTGATGGTTACCAATGGGTCGCATCTTAGTTTCGAACAAAATATCATCATTAGCCTGCTGTAACATTTCGCGAGAGACCCAATCATTAATTTTATCCTTGTATCGTACCTTAATTGCAGTATCAGTTGCCTTCCCTGGACGAAAACCAGGCACTGGCATGGTACGAAGTTGTTTTATCGCTTCATGTCGCTTGTCTTTTACGACATCAGTGTCCCCAGTATAGTTAATTTTTATTTTACAATACTCAAGTTCTTCAGTTTCGATATTCATTTCAGACATTATTTCACCAATCTGTTATTCCAAAGGAGTCACTACCACCAATCATGTATTTTTTACCCGCATCGCACTGTCCTAAATAATCACAGTACTTACATAATGGAGAAGTTGACGGTCTATAAAGCTTCTCGGCATTAATTTTTTCTGAATAGTCCAAAAAATCTTGGGCTGTCTTTATTATTTCTTCTCTATTGAATTCTTTTTCAATACGATCAAATTTATGACGTAACATTACATAAGAACATCTAATGTTTTTTATTGATGCATCCTCAATCATTACTACATACGCATAAGTTTTTAACTGTAACAAATCCTTTTTTAGATATCGTTTATCTTTACTGGTTTTGTAATCTGCAACGTGTAATACTCCGTCTGGATCGAGCTGTATAACATCTATAAACCCGTTTAATAAAACACTATCGTTAATATTAAGAGAAAAGTCTTTTTCGATTCTAATTACTTTAGGAACTGAGTTGCACTCTCTCTCTTTAAACCTTATGGCAAGGTATTCTTTAAGAATGTCTATACTCTCTACCCTTTGTGCTGGAGTTAACTTAGCTCCCCATTTTTGCAACGCGCTGGAAAAGGATTGCTTCATAAGCACATGGTCGGGACCGCTAAACCCTTTTATAATAGAACTATGAAAATCTTCTAGAGCTTTATGTAGGAACTTACCAAATATTTGAAAATCCCATTCCCTTTTAGGTAGGTGTTCAATATATGAAAACCTATACTTGGCTTTACATGTTAAAAAAGTCTTAACTTTGCTGACCGATAATTTAAACAGGTCAGAATCTTTTGTTTTTGTCATGTTAGATCAGTCTTGAGCGTTTAAATGGTATCCATTTAAATACTTTCGGACCGGCTCTGCCACTCGACGGAAATGCCATTTGACTTAATGCTCGCGCCGTAGTTCCGCGTCTAGGCTCTTTAGAAATAATCCATCTATTAGATTCTGCATCGCGATAATAAAATGTATAAATGTCTTCCCTTGGATTATAATGATACTTTAAGAAAGATCCGGTGGCAACAGCTCCCTCTAATGCGGTGGTACGATAGTGAGCGCCATCACGTGCCACCTCATCATTACCTAATGAAAAGAATTGTTTGTTCACCATCGAAACATTTGGATCTTCTGGCTCTTCTCTACCGTCTTGAACAATCACTAAAGCTCTTGAATTGAATATTTTACTGTTCGCATCGCTTTGTTCGGGCGGTGCAGGCGGAACAACGATATTAACAGTAGCAGGCAATGTGCCTATACCTTCTCCGTACTCTCCCTTACTGTTCCTTTCGGAATATTCTATATCATAATTGGTGCGATGATACTGTTTATCGGTTTCTGATGCAGCTGTGTCGGTGGCAGTGCCGTCAAATCCGGTAGGATACCCAGCAACATTAGGATCATCAACATCTACACCGCCCGTATTTCCATAAATTACAGGGCGAGCAGGAGCATGATCTCCAAATGGGAATAAATCTAAATTTGTGCTGGGCGGTTGTGTAAAAGTAACTTTATCACGAGGTTGACGATCAGGTACCATATTAGTACCATACTCTTCTGTAACTATCGCAGAGCTGCTTGTACCGTCTGTAGCAAACACTTTTAACGTTACTTGCCCTAAATTAGGCATTGTGATTGCTGAAATATAAATGTCAGAGCTGGTCGTGGGGTCTGTGCCGTCCAAAGTGTAAAAAATAGTAGACGGAATGCTTGCTGATAATTCAATTGTAGTAGGAACGCCTGCTACTTTTTGAACTGGAGACTCTGTAATTGTTATGCTTATAACTGCCATCATTAAACCACGTTAAGAAATCGCGTATTTGTTGCTTTTTCTTGATTAATATGTAAAAATTGGCGATACAATGTGTGTGCCGCTCTACGCAATACTTTACCAATGGTAAAATATGCTTCTTTGTTTTCATCACCAGCGCGGCGATAGAGACGAAAAAAACCCTCCGATATGTCTAAAAGCTCAATATCGGGATTTTTTACATTAACTGATAAAATAATACCAGAACCAATAATATGCTTATACAAACCACGTTCCCCTTTGACGCTGAGGAGCTTGAGGTATTTATCAGCTGTTGGTTTCTTGATTAGCATTACACGAGAATGCTATTTAATGCATAATGTCCGCTAACTTAGCAGCTAACTCGGGAATTGTCCCATCGTTATCAATAACATAATCAAATTCACTATCTGGAATAGATAGTTGTTCAGCTTCGCTGGCATGATTAGCCGTGAAGCCTTGCAATCCGGCGACGGGTCGTTTTATTCTGATCAGTTTGCCGCCTGCTTTCTTGATGGCAGAAATTTCATTGGAAAAACGAACGTCTGGAATAATTACATGTTTAGTTCGATAAACATAAGCATTCGGACCGTTACTTGGATATTCTTGCAGCCCGTGTGCGCTAGTGTACATGTATGCGTCTTTATTTAGCAGCTCGTTAGCGATACGAATGGCATAATCAATCCATACGTTATAGTAACAAAATCTACCCCATTCTGTCCCTAATACCTGAAGAGCTAGGCGCGGAGAAAGTGATTCTGCCTCCATGTCGTAAACCCACTTACCATTTGAGTCTCCAACTTCTGTAGTGCGGGGATATCTTTCATCCGGTGCATTCCTATATTGGCTCGGTCCCCAAAGCTGCTGTTCACTGAAATTAAACACATCCCTACATATACGCTTCAATGGATCTGCTAAAGAAACCTTCACCACTCCATGTTTTGCAACCAATATATCTGCCGCAGTATCCTTGCCGCTGCCCGCTTGTCCTGAAATTCCTATAATCATTATTTAATCTCCACAGTTGCTCCGGCGTCAGTTAACTTCTTAACCAACTCAGCAGCTTCTTCTTTACCGACATTCTCACGAATTACTACAGGTGCACTCTCTGCCAATTCTTTTGATTCTTTTAAACCAAGACTAGTAATAATACGCACCTCTTTAATTACCTGAATCTTTTTATCATTGAAGCTGAGAAGAATAACATTGAACTCAGTTTGTTCTTCTTCGGGCGGAGCATCTTGTCGTGAGGGCTCGATTATAAGAGAAGAAGAAACCTCCCACTTCTCTTCAAGCTCTTTAGTAAGAGCAATTAGATCAACAAGCTTCATATTGCTTAAGAATTCAATGACGGCATTCTTTTCCATAATCACTCACCACGATTCCTTACACCATGTTCCTCTAAACAACGCACAGCAATTGCGGCAATCTTTCTAATCTGATGAAGCGGACGCTCTACACCTGCGTTGTCCGTCCAATCCATCTTCGCCTTTACTACATAGCTATCTAACATTACCAAATGGTCACCAACCGTTTTGGCACAACCATCCATTCTCGCAATAGGAAGCCCATCCTGATGATCTCGTTCCTTATTAATACATTCGTAAACTTCTTTTCTAGTGCTCATCTTTTCCTCCAACAATTATTACCGGGTTAGTGCAGAATATTTGATTATTATATTCTACTGCAACAATTTCTTGTATAGATTCGGACCCTTTGAAAAGCAAACTATTAGCTAGAGCTGCTCCACCCTTAGATGGGTAAACCATATTCCTAACTAAAAAAGCTGTAGTCAGTTTACAATTCACCATTGGGTTACCACTTTAGCCGTAGCTCCGTCTTGTTCCTTCTCGACAAGAATGGCGTGAGAAAACTTATCTTTCAGATCATCGTTATGTGTAACAACGAAGATTTTGAATTTGTCTTGCCAACGCTTCATTACGTCAGCAAAAGCTTCAACTCCCGCTTTGTCTAAAGATTGATCTACTTCGTCTAGTTCTAAGAATTTAATATCCACATCTAGTTTCTTTTGGATTAATAATGACAACCCCATCTTCAAACTGAGTGCCAAATACATCTTCTGACCACCAGAAAGTAGATTATAATCCCGGGACACACCATCTACGGTAAAGTTTATATCCAGCGTGTCTTTATCCTCTTTCTCAATAACGAATTGTAAGCCAAGCTCTGGTCGCAACTCTTGCAACAGGTTATTTACCTCTAGTTGTAGGTCATCTAGAATAGTATGTATGACCAAAGTTGGAATACCCTTAGGGCTGAAGGCAAAAACACCACGTTTACGTATCTTTAACTGTCTTTCCAATAAGGTTTTGTTCTTTTTATGTGTTTTAATCTTTCTTAAATCTTCTTTAGCCCGATCAATAGTAGATTCGGCACTGCCGAGTTCGCGATTCTTGATAGATAATTGATTTAATAGGTTGTTTAATACAACAACCACCTCTGCAACTTGATTGTTTAATTTGTTTTCTTGTTTTTGTAGCGCCGGAACGTTTGTTTTTTTAAGTTCTGTGGTGATTTTCTTATCTTCGGCGTTTAAATCCTCAATTTCCTGCTCACAGGTTTGCCAAGAATCATGCAAGCCCTCAATAGTCTTACCTAGTTGCTCAATAACCTCTTTAAAGCTTTCTATTTTTGTCTCTGTTACCTGCACTTCATGATTTGAAGACGTAATTTGAGATAAAACACCAGCTATTTCTTTCAATTCTTGACGTAATTTGTCCTTGTCGCTTTGTAATTTGGTTAATTTATCATTATATGTGGTATAAGTTTTCTTTAATTGCTTTTTAAGATCGGCATTATCATTAAAAAACTTGTTTCGATACTTTTCACTAATACTTTGTTTACAATGTGGACACTCTTCGCTGCCCGGTAAGTTATGTTCGCATGCATCGATTTGCGCCTGAAGTTTAGCTAAATAAACAATTCCCTTCTGCTCAGCTTCCTGTAAACCATTAATCTTCTGCTCCACTTCTTCTTCAGTACGACACTTTTTACTCTTTAAATCTTTTAAAGAGTTCTTTAAAAACCTCAACGATATAATAAGCTTGCCTAAATTACACTCCTTGGCGGTTTTACTGTCGGTATTTTCTTGAATTTTACGAGTAAGTTTTACTACCAAACTGCGCTGAGTGGCGCGTTTGGTGTTAATAACAGCCATTTTACCAAGACTGTCAGAAGCTCCTTCAAGTTTTTTACTAACCTCATCACGCTTCTTGGTATATTTATCAACCTCCTTTTTAGAATCATCCACACTCTTGTTACACTTCTCTATGTCCTTGACAATTTCCTCTATGCGCTTAGAGTAATCGTCAATAATAGCCTGGGGATTGCCAAAAGTTTGAAGCTGTGAGTTAATTAATTGTAATTCCTCTTCCAGAATCTTGTTTTTCTTCTTCGCTATTTCCTCAAACTTACTATACACCGCTAATTGTAGAGGCTCTTTAAGCATTGCCTTACGTTTATCGGGAGTAGCAGCAGCTAAACCACTCAAATCTCCCTGCGCAAATAATACAGAGCCCTTAAAGGCTTCATAATTAATACGAATCAGCTTCTCCAGCTCTTTAGCTGCCTGTTTGCTAGTACGTTGTCCTTTGGGAACCCATTTGTCACCGGCTTTTTCCTCCAGCTTTAACTCAGATTTAATATGGCGAGTCCGAGTTGCACGATAAATACCGGAGCCCGCTTTAAATTCAAGAGATACTATACACTTCTCAGTACCTTCACGGATGATCTTGTCTATATGACGAGTAGGATACTCACCAAACAATACAAAATCTATCGCCTTAAAGATGGTACTCTTGCCAGTACCATTTGATTCACGATCATTGGACTTGTTCTTACCAACAATAAGACAGGATTTGAAAGAGGTGAAATCTAATTCACTCTTCCGATTTCCCATGAAGTTTTCTATGTATAATTTAAGAGGTAGCATTTACCAACTCGTCAAACCTTTTCAGGAAAATCTTCTTTGCAGCGTCAAAATGCCACGATTCTATGTTCCATCCCTCTGTCTCTGGACAATTCGGCGGACTCTCATCTATATTAGGCATTAAATCACGCATTTCGGTAGCTAACATAATGTTATCGGCATTTTTTACATCAAGCGGCTCCTCGATATGTAAGCCAAACTTATTACAGATAGCATCCATCACTTGCTTTTCTCTATCTTTATAGCCGGGCAATAAAGATTTAATTGGTCTGGGAATATCTGCCAAATATGCCTCTGAAGCATCGTGCAGCAAACCCCACAATGCATTTTCTTTATCACACAAATAACTCACATGAACTGAATGCTGAGCTACACTGTAGAAATCCGAAATGTGTCCATTGAACCGACAAATTAAAGATAGAGACTGTGCAATATCGTCAATAAGAATTTCTTCTGATCTAGGATCTAGCGGCCAAAATCTACCACCAGAATATATAAAAATAGAATTGCCTATACGTGGGAATAAATCCATTTGTTCCATTATTTTTCCTTACTATAGTATTCGTCTACGCATTCTTCACAGAACTTAACAAATGACAAACGGTCTTCATCGTTATCAAACTCTAACATCTCGGCGTAAAGCTTAAGGGCAGATTTAGGTTCTACTGTGCTGTCTAGTAGTTCCTTCTTGTCTTCAGGAACCACCGACACGTTTCTCGACTCGGAAAATTTGGCAATATAAAACGCACCCTTATTGTTGATTGCTTCAATAATTTCACTACGGCTTAACTCTAAACCCTGTGGATCAAGATGTTTAATTTCTAAATTAACTATTGCTTTGTCAAAATTGGTTTGGGAAATTAGATCAAGCAAAAACTGGTTTGGATCTGTTCCTTTAGCAATTTCTTTTCTTATTCTCACCAAAGGTCGGGTAGGTATTGGAATATATTTTGGTGAGGCATCGGGATCGAATAGAACCAGCATTTTAGTTTGTCCGCACTCTCCAAAATCAGACAAATCCATGCTGCCAATATGAGCTACGTATGGGTTTTTCTGCATCACTTGCGGCTGGTGTACGTGTCCCATCCAAACATAATCATATCCTGCGAACATTTTATACGGGCACATTAATTCATTCGCAGCGTCGCCTAACTCTTTAGTGTAGAACGATCCTTCCAAAGCCAAATGCCCCACTAGCACTGGCACATTGGGATGCGGGATATCTAACAACTCATAAGAGAAGCTTTCCTCGATTTTACGTAAGGCATTAGGAATCGTTTCACATCCTAAAGATAATCTGTCTCTAAAAGGAAGTAGCGTAAACGACGCTCCATCAGTATGAATGGTGTGTACGTTTTTATAGATAGTAGTATTCCCAATGTCAGCGGCTGTAATAAAATCAAGAATAGATATATACGTTCCTCCGGTACGTTTAACATCGTGATTGCCAGAAATAATATGGCACTCGATTCCACTATCCTCACAACACTTTAGCCAGTTGACAAATATTGTTATTAGTTGTCCGTCTGGTTTAATATCTTCAAAAATATCACCAGTAATAATGAAACGATTAACACTATGCTCAACGCCTTGATCTAGTATCCAGTTCAACAGACGAAGCTGATCAGCTACTCTGCTATTTAAAGCGTTACCGATGCCTTGCTTACCAATCGAGACGCCCTTGCCTAAATGAATATCTCCAACAATTATTGTCTTACTCATAATAATCGTCCAGTTTTTCTTTTAAAAGCGCAATACGTGCTTCTAAATTATCGTAATTAATATTGGGGTTGGTTGCATGTTTAAGCACGTAAAGATCTAAACCCCACGCCACCGCCTCAGCAAACTCAAGAGCTTTCGAACTACCATAAAACATATCCAAAAACGCTTTAATATAAAGACTAAACTCTAGCAACGCTTCGTCAGATTTGTCTTCTTTACGTTCTTTAATCTCTAAATACGCTTCATCTAAAGATCCGAATTGTTCTATAATGGTTTCTGCCACATCCATCATGGGCAGGTTATGCATCGCAGCTTTAAATTGTACTGCTCTGCCTGAACGTCCACATCCAAAACAATTAAACCGATCCTCTATAGAATTGTAATTAAACGAAGGGTTGGCGTCATGATGATCTGGGAAAGGACACTGACCTTTGTGCGTCCAACCACTAGGACTATAGATAATTATAGGAAAATCCACATGATGTATGTGGAGCAAACTGATTAAAGATTGTTTTTCGTTAGCAAGAGTTATTAACTGTTTGTTTTTCGGCTTTTTAATATCCGATGATAAATCGGTTTCCCAGCCATTAATTTCTTCAGCAACTCCACCTTCGCTGCGGAGACCGAAGCTGCTACTGGGTTGGGTGATATACGATATCTTTCGCATAAACGTACATACTCCCCATATGCTTCTTTCTCCTCGGAGAGAAGTTCAAGAAGATCTTCGGAAGAGTATAGTTCTGCGCTCACGCACTACTCTCCGCTCGACTTCTTCTTAGCTTGCTGTTCAAGAAGATAAATCTTATGAGATTGTTCGTTGATTCGATCTCGCATGTTAAATAAAGAATTCATAAGCACAGTAATAAGACCTATCGATCCAATACCTTCCGGCTGATTTTCATCATTATTAATGTGGAGAGCTAATGATCCCAAATTGTTTATTAACTCTTTTTCTACATCCTTACCTACAATGCCACGATTTTCCGGAAGAGTCTTATCATTTACAGCGTCCATAAACCTACGAGATAGCTGCATTGCTTTAAGTTTTACTGCTTCATCGTTTTTTTGAAGCTCAGAGATTTCTTTTTCAAAATCTTGCTGAGTTTTTTTATTCTCTTTAGGTTTGAATTTAGATTTGGATGGATCTAATTTGACTCCACTATTCATCATCTTCCACACTTATAGTTACGGTTTCTTTAATTTCGCCTGGAGTGGACGGTTCGAAAGCTCCAACTCCATGTGTTACACCAATAGCGTTACGAATTTCTCGCACCATTTCTGTAGCAACACTCTCTACAACCTTCTGTGCCTGCACGGCGTCCACGTGTTGTCCATGAAAATCTGCCGTCCTCACTACAACGTCCCAGAGCGAAGCTTCTATGTCGTTGGTAAAGTCTTCATTAGAATAAGAGTAGCGCCCATCATCGGTACGTACAGCGTTTTTTTCCACCTGCTGAGTAAGATTTTCAGCTACCTTAACCAGACCTTGGGTCTCCGCCTCTTCAGCTTCAGCAACCATTCTATCTCTTAAATTTTCACTAATAGTCCGCATATTAACTCCATACATTAGGCGTGTCTGCGCCTATTTCATTTATATTCATATAACCATAGTTGTAGGTATCGCGATCACGTGGACTGCTGTACTGTTCCCTGGGAGGAGTGTTAGTGTACATTTTGTCCAATAAAACTGGAGTGTTATCAAAATCTCCATTAAGCACCTGTCGAAGCAATTTTAAAAGTAGCTTTTTCCTACGCTCACGGAGGATTTTCTTTTTACCCTTATTCACATAAGAATAAGATTTTATTAGTTTACACGCTTAAAAATAGAGCTAAGTACTTTAGGAGTAGGTTCTCCAGCCTGATTTGCCTCATCTATGATGCCGATTTGGTCATCTATTTTCTCTAAAGCTTCAAAAGCTAAAATAATAGACTTTGCCGCCTCTTTGTTTTGACTCTGCGGTTCCTTCTCTGGATACTTCAATTTAAGAATGTCTAATATTGCGTGATACATAAGGTTTTTATTCTCTGGGGTCATTCGTCTCCTTGTTTTTCTTCCTCCTTTGGTTCGGATTCTTTCTCTTCGGACTCGGGAAGTTCTGTTATTTTCTCAAATACTTCACATTCATATCCCAAACACTCAGCACATACAAGTATCGAACTGGACCGCATAGGTTCGCCACACGACATGCAAGAGGCATAGTTTTTATGCTTGGACCCTAAAAGTTGCAAGGTGGCTTGAACTAAATATTCGTCTTCGTCGTTGGGATGATCAGACATAGTTACCTATTCCTATGTCCCCGAATTAGTCGAAGATTTACTTGCGGCGGGCTAACTAAACACTTGGTTTGTGCTTTAATCTTTACCGCTTTTTCTTCAACTTCGGGGGTTTTAAAGGGTATATCTAAATCTAATCTTACATATAAGCCACATGATCTGTGACTTACAATAAATTTTTCATAATGGTCGTATTGTGGTTTTGACCACAACCGTTTGCCAATAACTGTTTGATCAAATCGATCCTGTAAATTATAAATAAAATGCCTAATAGCTGAATATTCGAACATCGCTCTATCAAAAAGGCGACAACTATCGAAGTAGTCCATCATAGCATTGTTATTTTCTATATGATCACCAACCTTTAAAATTTTATTCTCTATGCCTGTGCAGTGTACAAAACCGTCCTCTACTCTGCCAAAGCATCCCAAAATAACATACAAATCTTCTCTTGTCTCATTAGACACAATTTAAATGACATGGGTAAAAATTAACGACGCCTGCGTACGTTGGACTTCTCCTCCGGTACGGGCGAAACAGGAACACGACGAATAATAGTGTAGTTATCTACCTGTTCTAATTCATATTCCTTACCAATCGCCTCTTCTAAAGAAACCACAGTTGCACCAGATGCCAAGCGAACGTATAAAACATCACCAGGAACATTTATTTTATCCAAATGATCTATTACCCTCTGATTTGGAAGCGCAAACATATTGATGGGTTTGCCCTTAATCTCTTCCCAAATTTTATCTGCTTCATTCTTTTTGGAAACATGTACGTCTCCAGTCTTGTTTTCTTGACTGACCATATCTTACTCCTAACCTGCGTTACAATCTAATATAACACTAGCCATCTTCTTTTGCTAAATCTCTAAAAGCCTTCCGTAGCGGGCTCGTCAGAACTAATCCGTTAATTCTATTAGTCTCTTGTCCGTTTTTAAATAATAATAATGAAGGAAGTGACCTTATTCTATACTTTTGGGCTATGGCGGGTAATTGATCAATATCTATTGAAATAAATTTTATATTACTAAATTCAGCTTCCATCTTTCTAATAACGGGTTCCATTCTTTTGCAGGGAGCACACCAGGTAGCCCAAAATTTTACCGCTACCAACCCAGAGTCAACGTTAAAATCAGATTCATTCGTGATAGCATGCATAATTTTTTACCCGTTCAGTCCCGTCTTAATTATTCCAGGAACCCCAACTAGTAGATACTGTTGGAGATTGATAGTTAGTAGATGTATCTTTACGACGTAACGCAAGTTTTAAATAATTAAAAATATTAAACATTAATCTTAAATATTCTTGTCAATGCTAGTTAATACAACTTCAGCGTCTTTAATTAAACCACTAGCCGCCATAGCTGTAACTAACTGAGTTAACGAATTTTTGACAGCAAATTTTAACTCTTCGGGCGTCACCACTTCCTTATCCATAAGAACTTTTTCTAAAGCTGATATTCTCAATAACAATTCAGTAAGTAATTGATCTTGACGCGCTGCTGGAGTCGTTTTCTGCGATTCTTTTGCTTCTTCCATGATTACACCTACGTATAAGCGTAAGTATGCCTACTACGCTTGTTTACAGCACTTTTTATACTTCTTTCCCGACCCACAAGAGCATGGATCATTGGGTCTTAACTTGTGCTTTTTGTTTACCTTTTCAACTATAGCCACATCGGGCAATAAAATTTGATTATAATGATTAATTTCATGCTGGCAAACCACTGCCAACATTCCCCTCACAATAAAAGAGCTAGGTTCCACAGCATTTTCAACAACATGCACCTCCTGGTATCGATATGTTTTTACAAACACACCAGGAAATGATAAGCACCCCTCTCCTTCGAACAATGTTTTATCGAATCCTTTCGATATTTTACAATTCACCAAGTCAATGTTAAATTTATCATACCGTACAATCGCCATTCTTTTAGCTATACCAATTTGGGGCGCAGCGAGCCCTAAACCGGGGCTGCCTAAGTCTGCGGAGCGCTTAAGCTCCTTTTCTAAAGCTTCCCGCAGAGAGTTAATCTCTTCTGGCAGAACATCCACACACTCCACCCTGAGAGCGTCTTCATCTGTGATGATCATTGGTCGCCTTACGAAGCTTTAGCGCTAACTTCTGTACTTTTTACACCCATTACCGAAAGCATTCTGCCCTGCATGAATGGATTAGTAGTTAATCCCATGTTGGGTACCAACTCGACAAACGTGTTTAAGGTTTCATACCCCACTTCTTTGTGAGCTAGCTCACGACCTTTGAAAACAACAGTAATCTTTACTCTATTACCGCTATTGATAAATTTTTCAGCGTGACTGGCTTTAACCTTCAAATCATTTAAACCTGTGTTAGGTCTAAGTTTGATTTCCTTAACTTTTACAGCAGCTTCCCGCTGGCGCCGAGCGTCTTCTTTATTGCGCTTAGATAAATCGTATTTATATTTTCCATAATCCAAAATCTTGCACACTGGCACGTCATCTCGGGTAGTGGGCGAAATCTGTACTAAATCAAGCCCCGCCTGAGTTGCTATACTCATTGCTTCTTGGATGCTTATTACTCCAAGATTATCATTATTCTGATCAATACACCTAACTTCCTTTGCCCTAATTTTATATCCTACAGGAATGAATTTTTTATTCTTCAAGTCACTATCTCCTAAAAATAAAAATCCCCATCACTTCTTTTGTAACAGGGACTTAAATTAAATTTGTAATACATACTTCTTACAGTTGAATAATTGCTATTCCGCGTTCCTGCGGAGCGTTATCCTTCTCTTCAACGTTTTTTGTAGGCACATGTTCTTCGATATATAAATGTTCTATCTTTTCTTTCTTCTTTTTTTTCTTTTTTATTATATAAATCGTACAGAAACGATAACATGTGCACGCCTCCTAGAAAATATCCCAAAATATGCCTAAACCTCTCACAACCCCACACTGACACCGCCCAAAATAGTGAAATCA